TGAGTGGACTCATTTGGGACGCAATTTCGGAGACCGTTGTGGCGGCACGAGAGTGCATGGACTGGCTCAAGCAGGTGGCAGCCATTCACATTGATGCCAATGTTCCTATCCGATGGACTGCACCCACGGGATTCCTGGTGGAGCAGGGCTACAAGAAGTCCAGCAAAGTGATGGTCAAGACCAGCATCGGGCACACCATCAGGCAGCACCGCATGATTGTTGACGGCACGGAGCTCAGCAAGAAGCGCAACGTCAACGGCATCAGCCCCAACTTTGTCCATAGTCTTGATGCCGCACTGCTTATGCGGACCGTGAACATGGCCAAGAACTGTGGCATCACTGACATCAGCTGCATCCACGACAGCTTTGGTGTGTGCCCTGCTGATGCAGGAAACATTTCAACAATTATTCGGGAATGTGCGGTTGATATGTTTGACAACCCCCTGCTTCATGGTGTACACTCTGAGATGAGCAAGTACCTCCCGAAGGGAATCAGTCTTCCTGATCCCCCGAAGCAGGGCTCGCTGGACATTAGTCAGCTACGGAATGCTGACTACTTTTTCGCCTGATCGCCAATCCTTTTTGGAGACACCATGACTAAGAACGAGACCGTTGTTACGCCGAAGGGCACCGCCATCTTCCCGACTCTGAACGAGCCGGACAAGAAGTTCAATCCCGAAGGTACCTACAAGGTTACCCTTCGCCTGACCGAAGAAGAAGCTGCGCCGCTGATTGCCAAGCTCACCAAGATCCACTCCGAAGCACAGGCAGTGGAGCTGAAGAAGCTGGGCAAGAAGAACATCAAGCTGGCCCCCATGCCGTGGGCAGATGCCACCAACTATGACAAGGAGACCGAGACTAAGGTCCCCGTGGATGGCTTCGTGGACTTCAAGTTCAGTCTCAAGGCTGTCGTGAAGACCAAGGCAGGCAAGTCCTGGGAGCAGCGTCCCATGTTGTTTGATGCCAAGCTCAACCCCATCCCCGCTGACAGCGACAAGGTGGGCGGCGGCTCGGTGATCCGTGTGAACGCTGAGGTTTACCCCTGGTTCTCTGCCAGCCTTGGCTTTGGTATTTCTCTGCGTTGTCGTAGCGTTCAGGTTCTTGAACTGAAGACCTACGGTAGCAAGGATGCTACGAGCTTTGGGTTCTCTGCTGAGGATGGCTACGAGACTGATGGCGAGGCTAACCCATTTGCCAGCAAGGAGCAGGCTGCGGTGGGTGACGGTTCGCCTGACTTCTGATACGCTTAGGCGAAGCGATGTCAGATAGCCGAACGTACCAGATCAATCTTGATCCAGTACCCTGCCCCCGTCCAAGGGTGGGTAAGTTCGGCACCTACTATCCAGCGAAGTACTCACGGTGGCGAAAGGATTTCCACCGTGAGCTTCGCCGGGTGGTGGGGGACAAGGCACCGTTCAACTCTCAGCTCACCGTCAGCCTTTGGTTCTTCGCCAAGAAACCAAAGTCTACTAAGCTCTCGCACCCGAAGCCAGACATCGACAACTTTGTGAAGGCCGTCTTCGACGGATGCAATGGCATCGTGTGGAATGACGACAGTCAGGTTGTTATGGTCGATGCTTCCAAGCACTGGACAAACACACCTCAATGCTTCCCGAAGATTGTAATTCAGATTCAAACTTCCTCCGGCACGAGCCGTGCGAAGAGTGTGGATCAAAAGACAACCTAGCACGCTACTCAGACGGACACGGCTTCTGCTTTGGATGCCGTACTTACTTCGCCTCAGACGATCAAACAGAAACAGGAGAGACCAAAATGCCTAGCGCATTGCTTGATATCAATTACCTCCCGCTGAACAAGCGGATGATTAACGAAGAGACCTGCCGCTTCTTTAAGTACGGCGTTGCCACATACAACGGCAACCCCGTGCAGGTGGCTACCTACTGTGACCCCGCCGGTAATCCCGTCGCACAAAAGGTGCGCTTCCCCAACAAGGACTTCCTCATCCTTGGCGATGCCAAGTCCATGGGCCTGTACGGTTCACACCTGTGGCGTGACGGTGGTAAGCGTGTGACATTGACCGAAGGTGAGATCGACTGCCTCAGCCTGAGCCAGCTTCAGGGAAACAAGTGGCCGGTGGTGTCCATCCCAAACGGTGCCAGCAATGCAGCCAAGGCAATCAAGAATAACCTTGAGTGGCTGGAGAAGTTCGAAGAGGTCGTGATCATGTTCGATCAGGACGACGCGGGCAGGAAGGCTGCTAAGGAAGCCGCGCTTCTCTTGTCACCGGGCAAGGCAAAGATCGCTTCTCTGCCACTGAAGGATGCCAACGACATGCTCGTAGCAGGCAAGGGCAAGGAACTGATGGATGCAACATGGAGTGCCAAGACCTTCAGGCCAGACGGCATTATCCCCGGCACCGAACTGTGGGATGCCATCATCAACGCTCCGAACATTGAGGCAATCCCCTACCCGTGGGAAGGTGTGAACAAGATGACCATGGGTATGCGCCAGCGTGAGCTCATCACCCTGTGCTCAGGCACCGGCATCGGAAAGTCAAGCGTCTGTCGTGAGCTGGCTCACTGGCTTATTGCTCAGGGCCAGACCGTTGGATACATTGCCCTTGAGGAATCCATCCGACGCACCGCGTTGGGCCTCATGGGTATCGCAATGAACAAGCCCCTGCACATCAGCATGGATGGCATCACAGAGAAGGACATGAAGAATGCGTACCAACAGAGCGTTGGTTGTGGCCGGGTATATCTATACGACCACTTTGGATCTATTGATTCGGATAATCTGCTTAGCCGCATTCGTTACATGGTGCGTGGTATGGGTTGTAATTGGATCTTCCTTGACCATCTTTCGATTGTCGTTTCAGGAATGGGTGAGGGTGACGAGCGGCGGCTCATCGACAATACGATGACTTCGCTTCGGTCCCTCGTGGAGGAGCTGGGCTGCGGTCTTATCCTTGTGTCACACCTGAAGCGACCTGAGGGCAAGGGCCATGAGGAAGGTGCTCAGACCAGCCTCAGCCAGCTCCGTGGATCTGCTGCCATTGCCCAGCTGTCAGACTTCTGCATCGGCCTTGAGCGTAACCAGCAGGACCCTGAGTCCAAGGACGTGACTCAGATGCGTGTACTTAAGAACCGATTTACCGGCGAGACAGGGCTTGCCACGGCGTTGCATTACAACCGGGATACTGGTAGGCTTTCCGAAGTACCACTCCCGGCACAGGGCCAGGAGTTCAACGACGAGGCACAGGAGTTTTAAATGGATAATTTTGACATTGTAGCCAAGCTTCACGAACTAATGTGCAGCGAAGCAGGGTGTAAGGATCTTCGTGTTTCAATGACGGCGAAGCTTGCTATATATGAAATTGAAAAGCTTCGTAAAGAACGCGACGAGGCAAGGCGGGAAATTTGTCACGTATTTGAAACTGGTCTATTTCGTGATGAACGAATGTCGAGAACTGCTAAAAGTATTGCAACAGAACGCGGATGGGACTGCTTCAAGGAGTACGGCAAGTGATAAAAGGAGAACACTGAGATGTGGAACACCTTCAAAAATGTTGAAGAAGAATTGCGAATCTGTAAGCTTGACCTATTGACAGCCAAGGCAGAGTTGGTTAGTGTACGCTCCAAGCTTATGGAGGTTTCCGCCGAAGCGGCAATGCTCCGTGAGCGATACAACCGAACTGCCCACAAGCTTCAAGAGCTTGAGGCCAGAGAACAGTGAGAGAACAATGCACCGAGTTTATTTTGACATTGAGTGTGACGGCTTGCTGGATAGTGTCAGCAGGATTGTCTGCCTTGGTATTGGCTACAATACTGGGTACGGCAACAAGGAGTTTGTTGTCAATGGTGATGACAAGGATGCAATCGAAGCTGCGCTAGTTGAGTTGCAGAATGCAGACGAGATCATCGGCCACAACATCATTGCCTTTGATATCCCTGTGTTGAAGAAGCTGTTCCCAAAGTGGGCAGGACCAAGCGGCTGCGTTCGTGACACCCTTGTGATGGCTCGCCTTACCAGCCCCGACATCAAGGACAGTGACTGGCAGACCAGCGGGTTTCCGAAGGAGTTCATTGGCAGCCATTCGCTGAAGGCTTGGGGCCACCGCCTTGGTCATCTAAAGAATGACTTCGGTAGCGAAGTCACCGACTGGAAGAACCTTCAGTTCACCCCACAACTTGCCGAGTATTGCAAGCAGGACATTGTGGTTACTCGTGAGCTTTACCAGCACCTGATGCCGAAGTGCGCGGAGGAGGCCCTGATCCTTGAACACGAGTTTGCCGAGTGCATTGCACAGCAGGTCCGCAATGGCTTTGCCTTTGATAAGGATAAGGCCAACGCCCTGTATGCAAAGCTCTCGTCTGAACGCGAGGCTATCAACCAGGAGCTGGTCACCATCGTTCCCCCCACCATCATTCAGATGAAGACGAAGGTTAAGGAGATCCCATTCAACCCAGCCAGCAGGCAGCAGATCGCGGCTGCTCTCAAGACCATGCACGGATGGGAGCCTGAAGATTTCACCCCATCCGGTGAGGCCAAGGTGGATGAGTCTGTCCTGTCTTCTCTTGAGTATCCCATTGCCAAGAAGCTGAGCCAGTACCTGCTGCTTCAGAAGCGTATCGGTATGTTGGCTGAGGGTGATGAGGCTTGGATCAAGGTGGAGCGCAGTGGCCGCATCTACGGAAGCGTCAACCACAACGGGGCTGTCACCGGCAGGTGTACACACCGTGGTCCTAACATGGCCCAGGTCCCATCCTGCGGTTCTCCCTATGGCAAGGAGTGCAGGGAGCTCTTCACCTCAGACCCAGGCCACGTCCTTGTTGGCTGTGATGCCTCAGGTCTTGAGCTTCGCTGCCTTGCCCATTACATGGCCAAGTGGGACAACGGCGACTATGCGAAGGAGCTGTTGCAGGGTGACATCCACACGGCTAACCAGAAGGCAGCTGGTCTGCCCACTCGCAATGCAGCCAAGGGATTCATCTACGCATTCCTCTACGGTGCTGGCCCGGTCAAGCTTGGGTCCCTCATCGGCGGCGGTGCCAAGGAAGGCAAGCGGATGCAGAAGCAGTTTCTTGAGAAGGTTCCTGCACTGGCTGCCCTGAAGTCAGCAGTAGAGTCTGCGGCCAAGTCCCGTGGTTACCTGGTAGGGCTTGACGGCAGGCGGCTGAACATTCGGTCAGAGCACGCTGCTCTCAACACACTGCTTCAATCCGCCGGTGCGCTGGTGATGAAGCGTGCAACCGTTGGGATCAACCGTGAGATTGCACGCATGGGCTCCAGTGCCAAGCAGGTTGCCCACATCCACGACGAGATCCAGTTCAGCGTAGACCCCAGCGAAGCTGACTGGCTGATCGACAGTTCCAAGCAGGCCATCACCAAGGCCGGTGAGTTCTTCAACTTCCGTTGCCCACTTGCAGGCGAGGCACGCATGGGCAACAACTGGGCAGAGACACACTAATGAAGAAGACCGAGCTGGCCTACATTGCTGGGCTGTTCGATGGCGAGGGCTGTCTCGTGTGGACATCTACCGCCCGTGTACACATCACCTCATGCTGGCCATACCATCTGAAGGATATCCAAAAGCTGTTCGGTTTTGGGAAGATCAGGATGTTAAAGAACGAGGCACCCAGGCGCAACGCATATCGGTGGGAAGTGTGTGGCCCTAATGCCAGGAAGTTTGTAAAGAAAATCAGACCTTGGCTCAGGGAGAAAGCCTATCAAGCAGATATTATTCTCACTGCCCACAAGTTTCCCCATGGTTCAGCGGCGCGAGAAAGCCTGCTGAAGAATCTCAAGAAAGCAAAGAAGGTAGACTATGGAACCGCATGATCCGCTTCATCCGTTGAACCGATACACCACAGACGAGTTGCTTGCAATCCTTGGCGCACGCTTTGATGCCCTGTTGTTCATCGGCTGTCAACCAAAAACCAAGTCAGCACAGGACATGACGTTCTGTTCTGTTGGACAGTTCCACTCCTGCATCGGGCTTGTTGAGTGTGCCCGTATGCTGCTAACCGCTGGGGGGGTTGAAGATTGAGCCGTAAACAGAAGCCAATCCACGCATACATTGATGCTGACATTCTTCTTTACCATGCCTGTGCTGCGGTAGAGAAGGCAACCAACTGGGGCGACGACATGTGGACACTCCATGCCGATGCCCGTGAAGCGAAGCAGATGTTTGATATTTCCGTGCAGGAAATCAAGGACAACCTCAAGACCAATAGGATCACCCTGTGCCTGAGCAGCCCGAACAATTTCAGAATGACTATCCTGAGCGACTACAAAGCGAACCGGGCGACTACCCGCAAACCTGTTTGCTATACGGAAGTTCGCCAGTATGCCCTTCAAACGTATGCGAGTGCGGCATATGCGCGTTTAGAGGGGGACGACGTAGCCGGGATCTTGGCCACCAGCCCCAATCCCAAGGAGCTGCCGGTGATGGTCTCGGAGGACAAGGACTTCAAGACAATCCCGGGAGAACACTTCAACCCACGCACGGGTTACAGGTTCTCTATTACCCCACACCAGGCTATAAGGAATCACTTCATCCAGACCCTGACGGGGGACACCACGGACAACTACAAGGGTTGCCCGGGAGTGGGGCCGGTGAAGGCGGAGAAGCTTGTTGGAGTGGATACAACCCCATCATGGGAAGCGGTGCTGGCTGCATTCTTGGATGCGGGGCTGACGGCGGAGGATGCGTTGACCCAGGCGCGTGTTGCTCATATACTCCAGCACGGCGAGTACAACTTCAAGACGGGAGAGATCAAGCAATGGAATCCGTAAGCAAGTTTGCATTCGATGGTGTCAAGGACTCTGGTAAGCGGGAAGAGTTTGACACAGGCAGTCGCCGCGATACCCGCGATGGCAAGGGACGTTTCGACCTGCTGTCCCCGTTTGTCATGGAGCGTGATGCACGCCACCTTGAGTTCGGTGCCAAGAAGTATGGAGATAGGAATTGGGAAAAGGGCCAGCCCCTGTCCCGTTACTATGACTCTGCCATCCGCCACATGAACAAGTTTATGATGGGCCACCGGGACGAGGACCACCTTGCAGCAGCCCGGTGGAACATTGGGGCCTTGATGCACACCCAGGAAATGATTAGGATTGGACGGCTTCCTGTTGAGCTTGATGACCTGCCAGACTTTACTCAACCCTTTTAAGGAGAAACACCATGTCCGCAAAGAATGACTACAGCATTTCTCGTATCCCACAGCTTCGTACCTTTGGGGAAGTCACCGCCATGTACAATGACATGAGTGGAGAGAACCTCACTGAGGGCAACGTTCGTGATGTTGCTCTTAGGGCCATGCGAAAGCTCCGACGAAACATGACTGAAGCAGAGGTCCGTGAGTTTGCGGCCATGCTCAGCGACATTGAATAGGTGACTTTATGGATGCACCGGAAGATACAGACCCCATCCCAACGCTGACATTGGACTTTATCAAGGCCATTGAAAAGCGGTTTCCTCCACGTTGCCCCGAGCTTCATTGGGAAGATCGGTACATTTGGTACTATGCAGGGCAACGCCACATCGTGGACTTCCTGAAGTCTGTCTATAAGAGGCAGCAGGAAACCCGGTTTGACAACGTAATCAAAAAGACCTAGGACAAATACCATGTGTTTCAGCGCACCCAAGATGCCGTCTATGCCAGCCCCCCCGCCCCCTCCTCCGCCCCCGCCGACCCCCATGGCGGGTTCTGTTCAGGCTTCTCCGCTGGAGATGGCCGGTGCACCCAAGATGCGGTCTTCCACTAAGGGTAAGGCAATGCTGACGATTCCGCTGGGTGGTCTTGGCGGCATGGGCTCTAGTGCTGGCATGTCTATCTAAGGAAACAAAATGTCTGACTACTCTGCCCGAAGCCTGTACTCAACTCTTGAAAGCGACCGGGATTCGTACCTGCGTCGTGGCAGGGACTGTTCCCGCGTTACTCTTCCAACGCTTTTGCCGGATGAGAACGCTACCAGCGTCACCCAGTTTGCTACCCCCTTCCAGGGTCTTGGTGCCCGTGGCGTTAATCATCTGGCAGCCAGCCTGCTGATGAGTCTCCTCCCCCCGAACCAGCCCTTCTTCCGTCTGGTTTTGGATGAGGAGGCCGTCCGGGCTTTGGGTGGTATGGATGAATACCGCACGGAGATTGACCAGACCCTCAGTTCCATTGAGCGGTCGGTGATGCAGGAGATTGAATCGAAGGCGATTCGACCGGCGGTCTTTGAGGCACTGAAGCACCTGATCGTTACCGGCAATGCACTGATCCACCTGGGTGACAACGGCATCCGCGTGTTCCACCTGAACCGTTACGTCATTAAGCGTGACCCCATGGGCAACGTGTGTAACATCGTGGTGAAGGAGACTGTTGCTCAGGACATGCTGAGCGAAGAAGCCTATGCCGCTATTGGTGGCGACGAGATGAACGGCAATGGAAGCGACACCCCCGTTGACCTGTACACCTGCATCCACCGTGAAGAGAACGGTGAGTTCATGGCGTTCCAGGAAATCAAGGGAGTGGTCCTTGATAGCACCCGCGGTAAGTACAAGGAGGGCAGCCTGCCTTGGCTTGCCCTTCGTATGAACCGCGTGGACGGTGAGAGCTATGGCCGTGGCTACGTTGAGGAGTACCTTGGTGATCTCCGTAGCCTTGAGGGCCTGACCCAAGCAATCGTTGAGGGTTCCGCCGCAGCAGCCAAGGTGCTGTTCCTCGTGAACCCCAACGGCATGACCCGCGCCGATGTCCTTGCCAAGAGTCCTAATGGAGCTATCCGAGAGGGTAACGCAGCAGATGTCACATGTGTACAGCTACAAAAGCAGGCTGATCTCGGGATTGCGATGCAGGCGATCTCTTCGATTCGTGAACGAATTAATTATGCTTTCTTGCTTGCGGAGTCAACGATTCGTAATGCTGAGCGTGTTACCGCCGAAGAAATCCGACTCACGACCGCAGCGGTTGAGAGGCAGCTAGGCGGTATCTATAGCATCCTGTCTCAGGAGTTCCAGCTCCCGCTGGTCAAGCGGATCATGGACCTGATGCAGAAGGCCAAGCGTCTGCCCAAGGTTCCCAAGGAGTTCGTCAAGCCGGTGGTCATTACCGGCGTGGATGCCCTTGGTCGTGGCAACGACCTTGTGAAGCTTGATGCTTTCCTTGCTGGCATTGCCCAGACCTTTGGCCCCCAGGCTATCTCCCAGTACATCAACCCCAAGGAATACCTGTCCCGCCGTGCGGCAGCCCTTGGCATTGATCCCCAGGGTCTGCTTAAGGATGAGCAGTCACAGGCAGCTGAGTCCAACCAGGCGATGGCCGCTGGTCTTGTCAACAAGCTTGGCCCAGCCGTCATCAACCAGATGGGCGGGGCTGTCCGAGAAGGTGTTATTTCTCCCAACATGGCAGCAGCACAACAGCCCCCGGCTGGTATGATGCAGCCAACCCAGTGAGGAACATATGGACCGAGTTGAATTCAAGCCTGAGATTACCGGATCGCTTAGCCCTGCCCAGCAGGAAGCGATGAACAAGGAGCAAGCCCCTCAGCCCGATGCTACGGCAGAGGCTGATGGCACTGAGGCCCAGCAGACGGATCGCCCTGAGTGGCTTCCTGAGGGCTTTAACAGCCCCGAGGAGCTGGCCAAGGCGTATGCCGAGCTGAGCTCTAAGGCTGACCCGAAGACCGGTGACGAGGACAAGGAAGACGACGTTGACCCCAAGGCTGAAGTGACTGAGTCTTCGGACAAGCTGAGTAAGTTCTCTCAGGAGTTCTTCACCAGCGGAAAGCTGAGTGACAAGTCCTACGATCAACTGGCCAAGATGGGTATTGGCAAGGACATCGTTGATCAGTTCATTGCTGGTCAGCAGGCCGTGATGACCCAGGCCGAGGCAGAGGTTTTGTCTGCGGTTGGTGGTAAGGACTCGTACAACAAGGTCATTGACTGGGCACGCCAGAGTCTTAAGGAGGAAGAGATTCTGGCGTACAACAAGGCCGTTGAGTCTGGTGACCGAAGCCAAATGCTGTTCGCAGTCCAGGGTCTTCATGCCCGTTTCGTTGCCAACAACAACGAGCCCAAGCTGATCGCTGGCCGACCGGCTAAGACTTCTGGTTTTGCCAGCACGGCAGAGATGGTCAAGGCCATGTCTGATCCGCGATACAAGAATGACCCGGCATACCGCGAAGAGGTTGCCCGTCGTGTTGCCACTTCCAATAGCATCTGAAAGGACAAACAATGGAACTTAAGCCTGGATATAAGACGACTGAGTTTTGGATGAGCCTGCTTGCCGTTGCCGTTGGTGCGATTCAGGCCAGCGGCCTGGTCCCCATGGAAGGTGCTTGGAACCAGATCCTGGGTACCGCCACGGCTGCTCTGGTGGCCCTTGGCTATACCGGCGCACGCCTGTCGATGAAGAAGAACAGCTAATGTACCGACGTAGCCCCAACCTTTCGATTGGCCGAGGAGAAAAGCTCCCTGTATCTCAGGGTGCTGGTCTCACTGCCAAGGGTCGGGCTAAGTACAACAAGGCCACAGGATCTAACCTGAAGGCTCCTACCAAGGATAAGGACAATCCGCGCCATAAGTCCTTCTGCGCTCGTAGCAGTTCTTGGAAGGGTGAACGAGGAAAGGCCGCACGAAAAAGGTGGGGATGCTAATATGAAGAAGAAGAACGCTTTGGTTATCAACATTAACCGACGTAAGAAGGCTGGCACCAGTAGACCGAAGTCTAAGTCAACGGTGTCCAAGGAAGCCTACGCTCAGATGAAGAAGGGTTATTGAATGTGGGCAGCCATTGTGGTTGCCATTCAAGCCCTTGTTAAGGAATTGGTCTGTCGGATATGGGAACGCGCCAATGAACGCACGCTTGCGAAAGATGCCCCTGCTGGTCCTGGCAATGTCTACGACCGGTTTTCTAAACGGGTGCAACAATACACGGGTCGTGTTCGTCCACCCGGCAGACCATGATCTAGTAAGGCTTGGCCCTGATGTCCGGGGCCATGTCTATTTCTGGAACGGTTCCGAATGGGAACTGTCATCCAATACCGTAGCGTTACCCGAGGGTTGGTACGCTGGGTATGTGGCTCCTGAGGGAGCTACTTCTAAAGACCCTAAGCTTAATCCGTAAGATCGTCTTTGGCACGCTGCGGCTGTCATACCACGGTCGAGGGAAAAAGTATCCCCTGTTTGGGGCAGCTTTGTGCTGTCCCTTGTCAATCGCATTCTGTTACTTAAAGGAGCCATACAATGGCAGTTACTAGTATTACTTTCGGTGGTCGTGTTAACAACGACACTACCGGCACTTTTGCAAAGAACAATGAGCTTTTCCTCCAGGTGTTCGGTGGCGAAGTCCTTCAGTCGTTTGAAACGACCACCGTGATGAAGGACAAGCAGATGATCCGCACGATTTCCAGCGGCAAGTCGGCTTCGTTCCCCTGCGCTGGTGTGGCTGGCGTGGCTTACCACACTCCCGGCCAGGATATTGCCGTGGAAGGTAGCTACCTCCAGAACATCAAGCACAACGAGAAGGTCATTTACATTGATCAGCTTCTCCTGTCGAGCGTGTTCGTGGATAAGCTGGACGAGATGAAGAACCACTACGATGTGCGTTCGATCTACGCCCAGGAAATCGGTCGCGCTCTGGCCAACCAGTTCGATAAGAACCTGCTTGGTCTGGCGATTCTGGCTGGTCAGGCTTCAGCCACCACCGGTATGCCGACTAAGAACAGCGTTGCTGTAAACGCTGCTTACACCGGTGCGGGTATCGTGGATGGTCTGTACAAGGCGGCTGCTGCTCTGGACAAGAACAACGTCCCGAGCGAAGATCGCTTTGCCGTGGTCACCCCCGATGACTACTGGACCATCGTGAACAGCACCCAGGGTCTGGCCCTGATCGACCGTGACTTCGGCGGCGACAGCAACGGAACGTACTACGAGGGTAAGCTTCTGAAGGTGGCTGGTTTTGCTCTGGTGAAGAGCAACAACGCTGCCAGCGTTCTGAAGACCAACGTCAGCACCTCCAGCCAGAACAATGCTTACCACGGCAACTTCACGAACGTCCAGTGTGTGGCGTTCCACAAGAGTGCTATCGGTACGGTGAAGCTGATGGATCTGGCTATGGAGAGCGAGTACAACATCCGCCTTCAGGGTAACCTGATGGTGGCCAAGTATGCCATGGGTTCGGGCATCCTGCGTCCCGAGTCGTCGGTGGTTCTGGCTACGGCCTGATACTGTTTGAAAATACAAATGGCCAAGAGTACCGAAAGGGCTCTTGGCCTATTCCTCACTCAACCCTAAACAACAAGGAACAACATGCCAGCAGTTTTTGATCCCAGCAACAACGAGCGTTACCCCCGTGGGTATGTCACCAGCACCCTTAACCAGCAGCAGGCTGGAGCATATGGTTCAACCATGGCTGACCAGTTTGTGAAGGACGTGATCGCTGGTAAGGACTCTCTGGACGTGGTGGTGATTTCTGACAGCAACGGAGCGTACAGCTCTAATGGCGGTATGCTCTATGCTTGGGAGAAGGGCCTCCTTGATGCTGGTGCTGCTGCTTATGCAACCGGAATTTTCCCTTGCGGTGGCGCAACGGCAACCGTCAACCAGCCCGCTGGTAAGTATTCGGCTCTTGCCATTGACGCAAACCAGGCACTGATTGGAACGGCACAGGGTGGATCTGCTTCGGTGTCTCTTGGCTCAGCTCAGACTTCCCTAACTGCGATTAACAACGCCTGGAACGGCGGCAGCAGTGGCTTTAAGCCAGCCGGTCCCGTGCTTGATTGGGCCTATATTGCCAGCGGAACAACTTTCCAAGCAAGTCAATATACTGAGCTTGGTGCAACTTCGTCGATTGGTGTCACTAATGCACTGACCTACCGGGTTGGATACGCGACTTTCACCACCGGTTCTGGCAGCTTTAAGGCTGGATCATTTAACAATACTGACGGTGCTTGGATTAGCGGCACGTCTTACAACACCAACACCGGAACGTCTGGCTACAGCATTGCTAGCCACACCATTGCTGCAAACGCCGGTCGTTCCGGTAAGGCTATTCGCTTTACCAAGACAGATGCCTTCTACGGTGAGGGTAGTGTAATCGGGCCGGTTGGATTCCTGTTTGAATCCGTCTCTCGCAATGTCAAGGGTTTTGCTGTTACTGGCATGGGTGTCTACTCCGGTGGTACCACGACTCAGATCAGCGATGGAATAGTTGCTTCTGGCGACACCACTACGACTTACCTGCGAGAGCTTCGTGAGCGTCAGATCCTTCAGGGCGGCTCTGGCCGAGTCCTAGTGTTTACCTACACCGGTGTCAATGACGTTGGTGCAGCCAACTTGTCTGCTTGGGCAACCAAGACTAACGCCATGATTAGCCATTTCCAGACCAAGTGGACTGCCCTTGGTTACCCCTCTTCGGACCTTGCATTCGTTGTGGCTGTTACCCACACCCAGGCTGCGGCTGATACCACTCTTGCAGCAGGCCGAGTTCTCGGTAAGACCAGCGTTTCGTTCGGTGCTAGCAACCAGGTGACGTTCATTGACATGAATGAGATGGCACCTTACACCTACCTGAATACCAACAGCTTTTACGATTCCGGTGGCAACTCACATCTCTCGTTGACTGGCTATGCGGCTGTCGGTGCACTGATCGTGGCTGCTCTCAATAAGTAATCGAAAGGAGAGCCCATGGCTCTTACTCCAACCACCAAGCTTCAGGCTATCAACACCATGCTGAGCACTATCGGGTGTTCCCCGATCAGTTCTCTGTCTGGTTACAACTCTGCCGATACAGCCTTGGCTATTCAGATCCTGGATGAGATTAACCTTTCGGTTCAGTCTGAAGGGTGGCACTGGAATACCGAGGAGGATGTTGAGCTGGTCCCAGATCCCAGCAGCGGTGAGATTGTGGTCTCGCCCAACGCCCTCATGGTCGATGTCGATGGGATTAACCGTGGTGACTTTGAGGTTGTTCTTCGTGGCAACAAGCTTTACGACAAGAAGAACAAGACCACGGTCTTTGAAAAAAGCATCAAGGCCACCGTCATCTACGGTCTGGACTGGGAGGAAATCCCTCAGGCAGCCCGTGGGTACATTATGATCCGCGCTTCACGCATCTTTGGTGACCGCATGGTGGGCTCTGAGAAGCACCATGGGTTTACCCTGCGTGACGAGGTGTTTGCTCTCACCAAGCTCCGTGAGTACGAAGGCGAGACTGCTGATCGCACCATCTTTGACAACTACTCAACGTACCGAATCATTGATCGCAACTACCCCGAGGACTTCACTGGATAACCAATGAGTCTTATTACCCTTTCCATTGCCAACCTTCTTAACGGCATCTCCCAGCAATCCCCTGCTCTGAGGTTTCAGACCCAGGCCGAAGCTCAGGAGAACATGTACGCTTCGCCGGTTGAGGGCCTTGGCAAGCGTCCACCCACTGAGCATGTTCAAAAGTTGATTGATGGTGACGCAGGGAAGGCCACGGTGCACGGGATTGACCGTGGGGATGGTACTGAGCGGTACATTGCGGTGATCCGCAGTGGTGGTATTGGGGTGTATCGGATCAATGATGATGGCACCACCACCACTATGACGGTGACCATTCACAGCAACGTGCACCTGACTGGAGGTCTTCCGACCTACCTCACGTCAACCAATGCAGACTCCGTGTTCAAAGCTGTGTCTGTGGCTGACTACACGTTCATCCTGAACACCGATACGGTTGTCAGCATGGACTCTGGTACGGCAACAGCAGCGGCTGTCAATGAGGCTTTGGTGTTTATCAAGCAGGGTGCATATAGCACTAAGTATGCTATTGCAGGTACTGTCGCCGCTGAAATGAAGAGCGGAGCAACTAAGCACAACAACTCAACTTTTGATGGCGAGTCGTTTAACGATGTTTCCCATGCTGATGTTATTTCCATCATGGCCGAACTAAAGGCTGCCTTCGTTACCAATGGTGGTAGCTCAGGAAGTGGATGGACTGTTACCCGTGGTGCAGGCTCCTATACAACTTACATTTCTAAGACCGCCGCATTCGACATGACCGTTAACAGCGGCCTTGGTGAATCTGGTATCGGCCTCATCAAGAACTCTGTGCAGTCGTTTAGTGACCTTCCTTCGGTAGCCAAGAACAACATGATCGTTCGTGTGGATGGTCTTCCGGACTCCACCGAAGATGATTACTATGTGAAGTTCGCTGCCAAGGACACCACGAGTACCATCAGCGAAGGTCTTTGGTCTGAGACCATTGGTCCGTCCACGGTCCAGCATTACAACTACAACACAATGCCTCACGCGCTTATCCGCGTGTCGTCCACTGAGTTTGTGTTCAAGCGTCTTGACGGTACCCAGTACAGCAGCTTTGCCAACACAGCCAACAAGTGGACTAGTCGCTCTGTTGGTGATACCTCTTCTAACCCCAACCCGAGCTTTATCGGTAAGACCATCAACGACATCTTCCTGTTCCGTGGTCGCCTTGGGTTCCTTTGCCAGGAAGCCATTGTCCTGTCCGAAGCTGGTAACTACTTCAACTTCTTCCGAAGCACTGTCACCACGCTCCTGGACTCTGACCCCATTGACGTTGGGTCGTCTTACCCAGCCATCACGGTCTTCCGCCATGCGGTTCCGTTTTCTGAGCGGTTGGTGGTCTTCTCTGACCAGACCCAGTTTGTTCTGTCTGGTACCCCGGCGTTGACCTCCAAGACTGCTACGCTTAACGTGGTGGGCAACTATGACACCCTGTCGTACTGCCGTCCAGTGGTAGTTGCCGAGAGTGTGTTCTTTGGGTTTGACCGTGGTGGTTACTCTGGTGTCCGTGAAATGATCACGAATCCCAACGATAACGCCACGCTGACCGCACCGGATATTTCGTCCCACGTTCCCAAGTACATCAATGGCAAGCTCCGTCAAATCGTTGGGTCTACCCACGACAACATCCTTATCGGTGTCACGGACCAGGAGCCATTCAACCTGTACGTCTACAAGTGGCTGAACAGCGGTAACGAACGGGTTCAGTCTTCGTGGTCCCGCTGGAGCTTTAACGGTGGAGAGATCCGTGGCATTACCTGGATGAAGTCAACTTTGTACGTTGCCATTCAACGAACCGGTGGGCTTTACCTTGAGAAGATTACTGTGGAGCCCAACCGGCGGGATGAGAACAGTTCATTTGTGACCTGCCTTGACCGCCGGTTTAAGCCCGTCACCAAGACTTACGATTCCTCCACGAACCTTACCACAATCACTATCCCCTACAGCGTTGAGAACTACTCCCGTATGCGTGTTGTGGCCCAGGCCACCAGCACTACTGAAGCTGGTTACTTGTATACGGTGTACATCCCAGGAAGTCCAAACCTGCTCGGTAATGAGGTTGAGGGTGACAACTCCGGTCCTAATGGCGGAGAAGGTACTGGAGAAGACAACTCAATCGGTGACCCCGGAAGCGAGTTCCCTGAAGAAGATGGCTCTGGATCTGGCGGCGGAGGTGGAGGCGGCGGTGGCGGAGGCGGTGGAGGAGGTGGCGGTCCTACCCCACCATCAAGTCCATTGAATTTGGTGGCATCTGATAATGATGCTACCCACCCGCTTACCGTTGAGCTCACTTGGAATACCGTTGCGGATGCTACCGGATACGTCGTCTGGCGAACTTTGAACGGTGTCGCCGCACGAATTGGCACGTCCACCGAAGGTGCCTTTGAGGACATTTCCGCACTGGCTGGGGTGGTTTACACTTACAACGTGCAGGCATTTAACAGCGTTGGTACGTCCGAGTTCAGTAACTCGGATAACGGTAGCCGCCCCGCTGGTAGTGTCGGTGGTACCGTGGCAAACACCATTGTTGTCAAAGGCAATGTCAGCGCGATTGAGGTCTGGGTCGGCGAGGTCTACAGCAGTCGATACGAATTTAGCACCCAGTACGTCAAGCAACAGAGCAACACCGGAACTTCCGTGTATGCCTCAGGCCGGTACCAGATGCGGAACATGTACTTGGTCTACAGCGACTCCTCGTACTTCAGAGCTCGTGTGGTAAACCGTCTGGCATCTCCGGTATATCTATATCCGTATACCGGCAAAATGCTTGGGACTGGCCAATCGGTTATTGCTGCGGTTCCCATAAACTCTGGTACGTTTAAGTTCCCAGTCCACGGCAAGAATGACGAGATGCGTATCGACATCATCAACGATAACCACCTTCCCTTCCATCTCTTGTCAGCTGAGATTGAGGCGAGCTATGTCACACGGTCGCAGCGAGCATAAAGTCGTAAGACAGGCCACAATCAAGGACATCCGCACCGTTTCTGAAGGTATGCGGAGTGATGATGCTAGGGAGGCAAAGGCCCTTGGGTATGACCCAAAGGCAACCCTTGCCAGCTCCTGCATCTATAGCGACAAGGTGTTTGCCGTTGTTGATGATAACGATACAGCCGTGGCCCTTTTTGGTGTTGGTCCGCACACCCTAGACAATGAGCTTCTCGTTGGGTGCTGCTGGCTGGTGGGCACCGATGGGTTTCCCAAGGTGGCCCTCAGGTCTGCCAGGATCGTCCCTGGGTGTGTGGATGAGTTGCACACTGACTACCCCGTTCTATGGAACTGGGTTGATGTCAGGAACACTGTGCACGTCCGTTGGCTCAAGTGGCTTGGTTTTGAGTTTCTAAACACAGCTCCCCGTGGCAAAAACGGTGAGCTCTTCCATCAATTCATTAGGATCAAATAAACATGTGCTTCTTTGCAGCAGTCCCCGTCGCGGCAGCCGGAGCAGCAGCTTCAAGCGCGGCAGCCGGTACAGCAGCCACAGTAGCTCTGGGTTCAGCAGCCGGTGCGGCAGCGTCTATGGGTGCAGCTGCGGCGGCAACCACCTGGGCAGTGAGTCCCTTGGCAGCCCTGGGTATGAACGCCGCGTTGGGTGCAAGCCTTCTGTCTGGTTTGGCTACTCCGATCATGGGGTATATCACCCAGTCGCAGATGGCTTCTTCCCAGCGTGACTACCAGAACCAGGTCTACTCGGCCAACCAGGCCATTGCTGAGCAGTCGCTTGCTTCCCAGTATTCGGACATCTCCCGTCGTCAGCAGGAGGAGTCCAAGAAGGCTTCTCAGGAGATGCAGGTGATTGCCCGTCAGTCGGCTGAGGCACGCAGCGCAGCCCTCGTGTCGTCCATTGAAGGCGGCGTGAGTGGCCTGTCGGTTGATGCCCTGATGAATGATTATTACCGCAAGGAAGCTGACTACCTGAACGTGACTCAGCAGCAGCAGCGTGCCAACCTATTCCAGATGGAACAGTCCAAGCGAGCCATGCGTGGCGAGTATCAGGGCCGCGTCTTGTCGGCTACCCCGCAGCCCGTCCAGAGTCCGTCCCTGCTGGCCACTGGTCTCAGCATTGGCGGCAACGTCGGTACCTTCGCTACTAACCTTTACCTCAATCCGTACTCCCGCGAAATCATGCGGACGAGGAGTTAATTCGTGGCCCAGCAGCGCAACAACCCTGACTTCTCTCCGACCCGGATCTTTCAGCCAGCAGCTTCGCCGGTTGATACTTACTTCCGTCCCAACCTTGCTCAGCCTGAGCTTCCGAAGTCTGCTGAGATTTACAAGGCACTGTCTGAGCTTAGCCCTAAGCTGAACGCTATCTCAAGTGATGTCACTGCCTTCGGTATTAAGCAGGAAAAGCAGGCGGGTGCCATGGAGATTGCCACCGCAACCAACGAGGCTGACCTTCAGCGCAAGGTTGCTCAGGCCATTGAGAATTCCGGTGGGTTTGCCCCGTGGCGTGCTCAGGCGACCCTTGAGGCTGCCGGTGAGCGTATGGTCATGGACAAGTACAGCAAGGCTCTGTACGAGAATCTTGATGCACTGAGCGAGCCGACCAACCAGGACGGCACGATGAAGAACCCTGAGGACGTGCTTAAGAAGAAGGAAGAGCTGTTCAATGAAGTGGGTCTGCCACAGAACAGTTACTACATTCAGAAGGCGGCCCTTGCCACCAAGCAGAGTATTGATGCTCAGTTTGACTCTCGTCTGATCTCGCTTCGCACACAGAAGCTGAAGCAGAAGAATGACAATGACCTGTCGGACAGCATGGTTGGTATCTGGAATACTGTCCAGGACCCCGACCAGGCTATGGCCCAGACGGCTGATCTGCTCAACCAGTACTACCAGAAGTTCGGTACCAGTGGCTATGAGACCGCGATGAATGCTTTCGCAAAGTGGGCCAAGGGTTCGATTTCTTCCGGTGACTATGACACCCCCACCAAGCTCATTGCTGCCATGGGATCTATGGCATCTGAAAAGGGTCCCCGCATCGGTAACCTAGAGCTTCCCACACGGTTCTCTGCTGATATCCGAATGATTGCTGAGGATGTTGAGGTGGCCCGTGAGCGGTTTGATGAGAAGAACTTTGCCAACGCTCAGCGTCGTAAGGCAGTGGTTACGGACAACGCTAAGGATGCGTTTAACTATGTAATCACTGAACGAAGCAAAAATGGGACGCTCTTTGCTACAGAGAAGGAGCTTTTTGATGCTGTTGATGAGGTTGCAAAGAAGCACCCAGGAGCACAGGTTGGTGATCTCCGAATGCACGCGCTGAGTGTTTTCAACAGCATGAACAGCCCCAAGCCGTCTGACAAGAACACCCTTCTTTATCTTGAGCCGTTGTCTCGGACTCTTCCTACCGAACAGTTCAGGGCTCTTGCTTATGCGGCTGTTGATGTCGGCGGTCTTCATATCTCTGATGCTAATCGCCTACTTACCCAGTCGGCATCCATTGATGATGCCTTTGGTAAGAGCGGTCAGGCATTTCTTAAGGATGCCTTGGCTGAAGCTGGGTTGAACAACTTTACCTGGGCTGGATACAACCTTGATGACCGCACACAGGTCAACATGAGTCAGGCGGCTATCAAGGCTAGCAATGATCTTTCCGTTGCCGTTGCAGATAAAGCGAGGGCTATGAAGAAGGATTTTGTAAATAACCCAACTGCCTATGAGCAGGCTGTGCAGCAGATGACCAGAACGATGGTCAATGAAGCTAAGGCCCAGATGCTTAAGGATTACCAAGCGGACATCAAGGCCGGTACTTTGGATTCCGAAGCGGCTGTCCTTAAGTTCTCCGGCGGCGCAAGCGGTATTGATGCGTTTGTTGCTGTTGCTCCTGGGTACATGGGTATTGGAAAGAAAGAGAACGGTGAGGTTGACACCAACAACCCAGAGTATGGGGATGTTTATGATCAGCTTCGTATCTACAGCATTACCGAGCTTTCTAAGACTTATGACTCCACCCAAGGAACCGTAATGGAAAAGGAAGCGGCTGTCCGTAAGAGGTGGGACGGGCTTAAGCAAGAGGTCCGTTCTGGAATCCAAAAGGGTAACTACTTCTTCTTGTCGCAAGAAACTCAGCGCAAGTACATAAAGACACCTGAAGGCATTGAGCGTGCTCGTAACGTTCCTGTGGCTCCCGTGGTTGGCGTTGAGTATGCCAAGGCTTTTCAGGCATACAATGACAACCCCAACACGGCAACAGAAGCTGCATACACGAAGCAGCGCACCGCTGTCTATAACTCTGCAACAACCATCTTGAATAAGGTTGGGTCTAACAGCACCATCCAAATCCCAAGTGGAGAAACAACTTCCGTTATGCGTGGGGGTATCTCAGCAAATAGGTATGTTGCTGTTCCAGAATACGAGATCAAGAGCGACGGTCTTTACTCTCCCGGAATGGTTGGAAGAAGTTACTTTAAGGATGGCAGCCTAATGCGTCAGTTTGATGGAAAGGCCACCAACGAATATAAGCTTGGCGTGTCTTTCCGTGGCCTGACTGAGCAGGAGATCCAGAGCGGTAAGACCCGTGAAGGCTTTACCATCACAGATGACATGCTTGATTGGGGATCGAACATCCTGTTCCCCGACTATGCCGCGTTTAAGCAGGCAGCCACTCAGTACAAAAATGAAGGCACTGGCCCGATTGACACTTACATTAAGAAAATTGAGGGTAAGCTGCCGTTCGATCCAAACAGATTCTTGGAAGCACAGCGGATGTTGTTCATGTCTCGGCAGCCCTCATCTGTCCTCCCCACCCCAGAACCTTCTCAAGCAACCCTAAATAACACCACTGGCACTGAGTCCAGCATCTGAGAAATAAAAAACAATGAGCACATTCCAAAGTTCGATGATGAGTTTTGATGAGCTGGAGAAGCAGCCCCTTAAGCTCAATCCTCCGCCTACCTCAGCCACCTCCGCAGTTGCTCAGGCTGGTACCGCTGCTGCACCCCAGGAATCCCCCGGGTTCTTTGGATACGCCGCTGATGCCCTCATGGGTATCCCCCGTGGTGTCCTGTCTGCTGCGTCTTCGGTGGCTAACCTGCCCAGCATCTTCTCTGAGAAGCCCACGTTTGAGAAGCGGTTCGGTCTGCTGGAGGACTCGACCACTTTCGCCGGTGACCTGACTGAGGGTATCACCAACTTTGCTGTAGGCTTTGTTCCTATCTTTGGTCAGGTGGGCAAGGCCAGTCAGGCCCTGGGTCTGGGCCGTGCGGCTGCCATGGGCACCGCTGAGGTGATTGCGGCTGCAAACACCGCACGGGCTGCGGCGGTTGCCGCTGAGGCTGCTGGTCTGGTGAGTGAGGCTGCTACTGCCACTGCTCGGGTGGCCAGCCTTGGTGCCAAGGTGAAGGCTGCTAAGGGTCTTGCTGATCTTGGCAAGACTGCGGTGGCTTCAGGCATCACCGGTTTCACGGTGTTTGATGGCCAGCAGGATCGTCTGAGCAACCTGGTTCAGCAGTACCCCTCACTTCAGAACCCCCTTACGGAATTCCTTCAGGCTAGTCCTGAGGACTCCATGGCAGTGGGCCGCCTAAAGAACGCCCTTGAGGAAGCGAGCCTTGGCTCCGTCCTTGACGTTGCCCTTCAAGGTTTCCGTATGTACAAGGCTGGCTATGCCGCCAAGCTGGTCGGTAAGGATGCGGATCAGGCTGTAATTGCTGAAGCCCGAGCCATCCGTAACGAGCACCGTCAGGTGATCAAGCAGGCTCTGCCTTCCGTCACCAACGACAAGGAAGCCGAAGCGGTCAACGTGCTCATTGACTACATGGGCATTGATCGTAGCAAGCTCTCGTTGCAGGGCGGTGATGCTGCACAGAAGACTCTTCAGGAGATCCTGGGGACTGGCGGCGAGGCTCTTGCTCAGCGTGCCCGGTTTGATGCCACCGCAAATCTCCCAAAGAGTGCAACAGAACTCAAGGGTCTTCTGACTCCAGAAGAATGGTCCAGTATTAAGAGCCCCGCCTCACTTACTGCTCTTATCAATAACTACAAGACATTCAAGAAGACCATGGTGCCGCAGCTTCGTGCTGCTATTGAGATGGGTGCACCTGTTCAGGGTGGATATGAAGAGGGTGCTCAGATGTTCCGCACCCTTGTTGGAGATACCCGATCAGAGCTGTTTGCTGGCTTCTCTTCTGCCACGTCCCCACAGAACCAGGTCTCAAGTCACACCCGTCTTGGTCTTGGTATCACTGCCGATTTCATTGAGCGAGTCCGTGGTGGAAACCTTTCTGACATTACTGCTGAAGAAATGAAGACTGTAATCAAGAATGTTGGCGGTCGCCTGAATGTGAAGGGAATGGCTGAGGGATATAGCAAGGGCTCTTCAAAGATTGCCAACGACTTCCTTGGTCGGCTCCGAACACTTAAGGAAGCCAACCCAGATGCTTCCATTGATGACCTTATCAATAAGGTTGACACCGCCGGTCTGTACAAGAACCTTGCTGGTAGTGGAATGAAGCCGGGTGCCGGTAAGACTCCTTCTTTCATGGAGGCTTCTGCTGGCCGAATGGACAACGTTGTTCTGGATACTTACATGGCTAAGATTCTTCCAGACAGCATGTTTAAGGGACTTGAGCCAAAGGCTATTCTCAATGCGAAGAAGGCTTGGCTAGCAAAGGCCCCGAACTATTCGGCGTTCTCTGCAACCATGCGAAAGCTGTCTGGCGAAATGGGTATTATGCCAGCTCAGGCGCAGGAGCGAGCCTGGGGAACTGCCTACACTATTGCAGCACTCAAGCGTATGGGTGTGCCTTCCAAGGATATCTTCAAGAACATCACCAATGGTGATCTTCTCGCTTCTTGGAATCTTCTTCAAATCATCGAAAAGCCAGAGGTACTCAATGAACTCACTCGACTCGGTGCTAGCAAAGGACTTCTTGAAGATCTCGCTGGGATCTCTTCCACAGTCCGAGCCAAAGTCCGTCCCTTCCTTGACTCCGAACTTACTGTCACAGATGCTGGAGCGTTTGAAGTCCTTGCCGGACGGGTACCTCGCGCAACCGGAGCAGCAGGAAAAGAAGTAATCTCTGCTCGCAAGGCTGCCAAAATCCTCATGCAGGATGCTGGACAGCCCCGTGGGTTTGCCACGTTTGCTGATGAGGGACGTGCTGTCGTCGGCCTGCTGGAAGGCGCAGATGTTGACACTGCCATCCACGAGTTTGCCCACATTGCTCGACGCAACATTGCTGACAAGAATCTCCCCAGCAATCTCCGTTGGGGTCTGTCTGAGGCTGACATTGACACCATGTCCCGTGCTTCTGGTGCACTGCCTGATGGCACCGGCGGATGGACTTGGGATGTCAAGGCTGAAGAGAACTTTGCCAACATGATGATGCGTTGGGTCCGTGACGGTGCTGCTCCGTCTGGCATGGAGAGGACCTTCGGTACCCTGACCAACTGGATGCGTAACCTGTATCGTGACGTGACCAACACCGACGTGGACATCAACGTGTCTAAGGAAGTGGCCGCCACGTTTGATAAGTTGGTTCAGCGCGGACCCGGTATTGATAGTAAGGTTCGTGCGGTTACTACTGCTGCGGTTGGTGATAAGGAGCCAAAGACTCTATTCCAGGCCAACATCACTCCTCCCACGCAAACCCTTGGTAAGCCCGGTGGAACCCCCAACGAGCCCATCAACTGGAACCGCTTCAACAGTTCGGCTGATGTCAGCGAGTACACCAAGAACCTGATGGATCAGGCCGGTGTCACTCAGAACCTTGACGAGCCCGCCCAGAGCCTTGACTCTCTGGCTACGGCTGCTCAGGGACACATGGCTGACATCCGTGACACCTTTGGTCTGGACCTGCCGGTTGACCTGCGGGGTCGCTCTCAGTACGACCTTGCTCAGTTCAACCAGAAGCTGGTGGCCCTGCGTACCTTCGGGTCGTCCGTGGCTTCCCGCATGAAGGAGCTGTCGGGTATTGCCAAGACTGGTGCTACCCTGACCGATGAGCAGTTGTACGAGTTTGCCCGTGGCGAGCAGTTGCTTCAGGCTTCGGTCCAGTCCATCAAGTACCACTACCGTGAGGTGGCCCGTACCTTGGGTGGTGCTCGTATTGTCCCTGAGCCGATCAAGGACTTCCGCATTCTGCCTGCCATGGAGAAGGCCGCTGAAGCCCCCAGAATCGGTCCTGGCGCGTCCGCGGCTGATGACGCTGCCCGTGCCGCTGCTGCTACTGGAGTCGATCCTAACGTGCCTACGGGCTCTATGGGGGCTGGTGCTGGTCCGGGTGCTGGTCCTGGCATGGGTCCGGGAATGGGACCTGGAGCTGGGCCGGGTGCAGGACCTGGTATGGGTCCTGGACCTGGAGCTGGTGCTGGACCAGGTGCTGGACCAGGTGCTGGACCAGGTGCTGGACCAGGTGCTGGACCAGGTGCTGGACCAGGTGCTGGCCCGGGTATGGGTCCCGGCCTTGGCGGGGCTACCCCAACTAACCCGCTTCTTGACCCCACTGCCCGTGCTCGTATCGTAAATGACCAGATTCAACAGTCCGGTGGTCGTGACAATCTGATTGCTCGTATGCGTAAGTACAACGCTGCGGCTGTTCAGGGTGGCGACAGGGGTGTTATGGAACTGTCTCGTGGTTACCGTGCAGGTAACGCCATCGTGGAATACTGGATGAACTCCATCCTCAGTGCTCCGGGTACGTCCGTCGTTAACACCACGGCTAACCTGTTCACCTCCTTGTATCTGCCCTTTGAGCGTGCCGTTGGTGCGACTCTCCGGGCTGACCTCAAGGAAGTTCGTACTGCACTTCAGACCTACGTCTACATGGTTCAGCAGATGACTGATGTCAGCAAGCTTGCGTTTGCTGCGTTCAAGTCTGATGCCGGAATCCTGGAAGCCGTTGGTACGACTGAAGCCAAGACGAATGTTCGGGCCATCTCTTCGGCCAACTTTGGTATGCAGGAAGGTACCACGGGCTCCATGGCTGTTGATTGGATCGGTACTGTGCTTAACCTGCCCACCCGATTCCTGACTGCTCAGGACGAATTCTTCAAGCAGCTCAACTACCGCGCCTACTACAAGGCTGAGCTGTTCAATGAAGGCATCACTCGGTTCAATGGGAACACCACACAGGCGGCCCAGTGGGTTGAGGATACGTTCAAGAAGACTATCGTGGATGGTCAGCAGTACTCCGAGCGTGTTGTTCTGGGCAATGCCAACAAGGCGGCTGATGAGGCTATCAGTGCAGGGTCGTTGACTGCTGATGGTCGTCAGGCGTTCATTATGAACTACATGGGTTCACCAGATAACTGGGACCCCAACCTTGGTGCTCTTGCTCGTACATCCATGGAGCGTGCTCGTTATGCCACGTTCCAGACCACGCTGGATACCCAGAGTACGAATCCGCTGATTGCATTCCCGGCCCGTCTTCAGCAGGCCGTTGCGGTGCACCCAGCTCTCCGATTCATTCTTCCGTTCATTCGCACCCCAACCAACATCCTTAACTTCGCCCTTCAGCGGTCTCTGCCACTCAACCTGAAGTACACCAAGAGTGCCTTTGGTGATTACAACAAGTTGCTGACGCACTCCGATGCGGCAATCCGAGCAGATGCAATGGGCCGACTGGCGTTTGCATCGTCGGTCACCGTGGGTGTTGGCTTCGCGGCGTTCAATGGGAACATCACCGGCGGCGGCCCGAAGAACAAGTCTGAGCGAGATGCTCTGCTTGCAACCGGATGGCAGCCGTACTCCATCAAGGTTGGTGATAGCTACGTTTCGTATAGGCGACTTGACCCGTTTGCATCAGTGATCGGCCTTGTGGCTGACGTTGTTGAGGGTCTTCGCTATGCAGACGAGAAGCACATGGACCCGCTCACGTCCAGTCTTAACGTGGCCCTGCTGGCTCTGTCCAGCAACTTCACGAACAAGACCTACCTCACCGGCTTCACTGCCCTGAGTAACGTGCTCAGCGATCCGTCCCGTTTCGGTCAGAACTTCATCAACCAGTACGCCGGATCTATGGTGCCGTTCAGCGGTGCCCTGAACCAGTCCAAGGGTTCATTCAACGATGATGTCATCCGAGAGACCCGTGGAATGCTGGATGCTGTCCGAAACAAGATCCCAGGTCTGGCCGAAGGTCTGGCACCGAAGCGAAACATCTTCGGTGATCCGCTTCGCCGCGCTGAGGCTTACGGTCCAGATTGGCTGAGTCCGTTCACCTACACCAAGGTCAAGGATGATCCGCTGGCGAACGAGTTTGCCAAGCTTGGGCATAGCTTCACGTCACCTAAGGAAACCAAGGGTGCTGTTGACCTGACCCAGTTCAAGACTGCCGGTGGTCAGGAAGCGTATGACCGCTGGTTGGAACTCCACGGAAAGGTGAAGATTGGTGGAAAGACTCTGCGGGATCAGCTGATGCGTCTGGTGAACTCTCAGGACTACCAGAATCTTAGTTCAGAGAGCACTGACCAGTACGACAGTCCACGAATCCGTAGGCTCCGTTCGGTTGTAGCATCTTACCGAGAGGCTGCATATCAGCAGGTCCTCAAGGAATCCCCTGAACTGGCCAATGCGGACCGTATCGACTTCGCAAATAAGCAGGCCATGAGGTTGGGCCGTCCCGTGTCTGAACTCATTAACCTCGCTAATAGGTAAAAACAATGGCATACTCTTATCAAGTTTACTCAGGCTCAACCGTTACCAACAACTCGTTTGCTGTCACCCAGATTGATGGTTATCTTCAACTCAGCCATCTGAAGGTGTACAAGAATGATGTTTTGCAGGCGAGTGGCTACACTTTTACACAGCCCAGCGGTGTTCTAACTTTGTCTTTTAGTACGGCCCCTATCGCTACGGACATCATTGTTGTCCGCCGAGAGACCCCAAAGACACAAGCTACCCGTGTTGTGGACTTTTCTGACGGCTCTGTGCTGACTGCAAATGACCTGGATCGTTCTGCAATTCAACTTCTGTTTATCGCTCAGGAAGCCCAGGATACCGGCAATGGATCTATTGGTCCAACGCTTAATGAGCAAGACTGGGATGCTGACGGTAAGCGTATTACCAATGTTGGGTTGCCCATCGACGCTACAGATGCTGTAACGAAGCAGTACATTGATGGCGTGACTTTGTATGGCGACGGATTCTTGGGGACTCCTCAGGCGTGGTCGTTTACTGGTAACGGCTCTTCAACAATCTTTTCTTTTAGCCCAGTGGCTTTGTCAACCGATCCAAACTTTTTCATCGTTGAAGTTGGTGGGGTTCTTCAGCGACCTGTGACTGACTACGACGTGTTTGGGTCGTACATTCAGTTTGTTTCTGCTCCTCCGGCAACTGTAGGTATCCGCGTTCGCAACATTGGAATTACCAGAAACGTCGCAGCTTTCAACAACGAAGTCATTTTTAAAGACGGTGTTGAATTTGAAGCTGAAGTGGTTTTTGATGGACCAGTGACTTTCAACAGTACGGTCACCGCTGGAGCTGGTGTCACTCTTCCTGGTGCAACCCCCATCGGTGGAATCATCATGTGGAGTGGAAGCGTTGCTTCTATTCCGGCAAACTGGGCTCTTTGCAACGGATCTTCTGGTACTCCAGATCTTCGTAACAAGTTCATCGTTGGTGCTGGTGTTGGTGCTGGTAGTACATACGCCGTTGATGCTACTGGTGGTACTCCTGATGCTGTCGTTGTGAACCACACTCACGATGCAGGATCTCTCTCCGCAGCGTCTGCTGGAGCGCATACCCACACATATCAAACCGGATATAACACCGCTCTTACACCTGTTGGATCTAACGGAAGCTTTGGTGGCGGTACACCGGACGATGGTTCTTCAATTTACACAACCAGCTCCAGCGGAGCCCACACCCACAGCATCAGCGGCTCTGTTGCTAACCCAGTTGGTGGTGTGACCGGAGTCAATGCAAACCTTCCTCCCTACTACGCCCTTGCGTACATCATGCGTACTGCCTAAGAAAGGACTAAAACATGCCCCTTAATACTGTAAGCCCATTGATGACCACAGACCTCCTCAGGATCTCCAACGGTCTCAGTGAGCTCGCCGGTACGCTTGCCACTGGATTTTCCAACACCGGCTATAGCGCAATCCCCCTTGGTTGCATCCTTCCGTACTCCGCAGCAACTGCTTCGGCTCCCACTGGCTTTGCTTTCTGCAATGGTCAGGCGGTCAACCGAACAACCTTTGCTCAACTGTACGCCTTGATTGGAAACCAGTACGGTGCTGGCGACGGTACCACCACGTTTAACCTACCGGACCTCCGTGGTCGCACGGTGGCTGGCCGTGACAACATGGGTGGTACCGCAGCTAACCGAGTGACTACCGCTGGTAGTGGAATCAACGGTGTTTCCCTTGGCGCAAACGGGGGTTCACAGTCGTTTACCTCCACGGTCGAAGTCCCGTCCGACATTGGTACTAACGTTGTTACTTACAACAACAATAACATGCAGCCCACCATGATCCTGAACTACATCATCAAGACCAACGTCAACGTGGCGGCTGTCCCATGAACGACGAATTGTTTCTTGCCCTGGGTCGTCTTGAAGGAAAGATGGACGCTCTCATCCAGATGCAGCACGTTCAGCAAGAGGAAATCAAGTCCCTTGATGAGCGCGTGCGTGGTCTGGAAAACTCCAAGTCTTTTCTCATGGGCGGCTCCGCAGTGGTTGGGGCCGCCGTGTCAATCTTTATCAACGTCGCTACGAGGTACTTGAGTCATGGATGAACAAGCTCTTAGGGATCTCCACACGTCGCTTGTCAGGACACTTACAGAGAGAATCCAGGCTGGCACAGCTACAGCTGCAGACCTTGGGGTTGCTCGTCAACTCCTCAAGGACAATGGCATTGACTCGGCAGTTAAGCAAAATGCACCTATCCTGAAGCTGCATGACGCACTGCCGTTTGATCCGGCAAAGGATGATGACCTGAAGTATGGAACTTGATACACGACTACAAGACTTCCGCAACTTCCTGTATGTCGTCTGGAAACACCTGGGGCTTCCCAAGCCAACCGGAGTCCAGTACGACATCGCAGAGTACATTCAGCACGGTCCCCGCCGTTCTGTTGTGGAAGCCTTCCGTGGTGTCGGTAAGAGCTACATCACTTCGGCCTTCGTGGTCCACCAGTTACTCCTGGACCCCGCCAAGAACATCCTGGTGGTCTCTGCCAGCAAGCAACGTGCAGACGACTTCAGCACGTTCACCCTGCGGCTCATCGAAGAGATCCCAATGTTGGCCCATCTGCGGCCCAAGGAGACCCAGCGGTACTCCAAGGTAGCCTTCGATGTCGGTCCTGCACCGGCCCAGCACGCACCCAGCGTGACATCCAAGGGCATCACCTCGCAGATCACTGGTAGTCGTGCAGATATCGTCATCGCAGACGACGTTGAGGTGCCCAACAACTCATCGACCCAGCCCATGCGTGACAAGCTGGCTGAGTCCATCAAGGAATTTGAGGCCGTCCTCAAGCCCAACGGTAGGATTCTGTTCCTGGGTACCCCCCAGACAGAGCAGAGTATCTACAACATGCTTCCTGAGCGTGGCTATTCCGTCCGTATTTGGCCGGTAAAGGCCCCTGGGGAGAAGCAGAGGATCAACTACGGGGAACGGCTGGCACCATCTGTGGCCAAACTGAAGGCCGGTGAGCTGGTTGAGCCCCTGCGGTTTGACGACACAGAGCTTGTGGAGCGTGAACTGTCCTATGGACGGTCTGGATTCGCCCTCCAGTACATGCTTGACACCACCCTGAGTGATCAGGACAGGTACCCGCTCAAGATCAATGAGCTGATTGTCATGGATTGCAACGTGGAGCTGGCCCCAGAGAAGCTTGTTTGGGCTGCTGACTATGCCCTGGCCCACAAGGACCTGCCCTGCGTCGGCTTCAACGGAGACCGCTACCACCGCCCAATGGCTGTTGTAGGCGACTGGATCGCTTATACGGGCTCCGTGATGGCCATTGACCCCTCGGGTAGGGGTACTGACGAGACCGCCTATGCGGTCGTTAAGATCCTCAATGGCTACCTGTACGTCACCGATGCGGGCGGTCTGCAAGGCGGCTATGGGGCTGACGTGCTAGAGAAGCTGGCGAACATCGCCAAGGCCCAAAAGGTCAATCAGGTGCTGGTGGAAGAGAACTTTGGTAACGGCATGTTCACCGAACTGCTCCGTCCTGTGATGACCAGGGTCCACCCCTGCGCTATCGAAGAGGTACGCCATTCGATCCAGAAGGAAAAGCGCATCATCGACACCCTGGAGCCGGTTATGAATCAGCACAAGCTCATCATCGACTGTGGCGTGATCAAGAAGGACATGGCATCCACCAAGGACATGCCTGTGGACAAGGCCCTACAGTACCAGCTCATGTACCAGATCAGCCGAGTGACCCGATCCAAGGGTGCTCTGGCACACGACGACCGTCTAGACGCACTGTCTATGGGCGTTGCCTATTGGTCAGAGAAGATGGCCCAGGACGTGGACAAGAAGATCCGTGAGAGGAAGTCAGAGAAGTTCGACCTTGAACTCAAGAAGTTCATGGAGAGCTTCACGGGTAGACGTGAAGACGGTGATCGTTGGATGAAGACGTAAAAGTTAAGAAAAAGTAATGGCTTAGTTCTATGGAGGGGGTTATACTTAGGAATACCTAAGGATTACTCCTAAGGTAAACCCTAAGAATCCTAACTAAGTCCTAGATAAGATGTATGTATAAGTACATGTCTAGGACTTATCCTTTAGATACCCAAAAGATCGGCTAGATATCCACATGGCAAAAAACAAGAAGCATCTTGGTTCTAACTATTACCCACCAAACGGTCCAAACTTTAGCTTGAAGTCAAACGAAGCTTTTGTTAAAAACAACTCACTTCAAGCTAACTCTGTTATGGCTCCTAATGGAGCTACCCTTGATCTTGATTTTACCAAAATTCAAAACCTGGATTCGCGCTTCACCTTTTCGCGCAGCAGCAACGCCACCTTCATCAACAGCCAAGGGTTGGTGCAGTACGCAGATCACAATTTGGTTCGAAATAGCACATTCAGTTCGCTTACTGGGTGGGCTCCTACTGGAACAGGCACAACTACAAATGCTGGTGGTGTTTTGACGCTTTCAACAAGTGCTGCGCAAACGCAGTTGTATTACTCCCAAACAAATGCACAAGGATTTCAGGACAACGCACCAGTTAGTGGCCGTGTCTATTCGGCATCCATCAATATCACAGCGGTTTCCGGTGGAATCACATACGAAGAACTGATCACGATTGCCGGTACATTTTCAAGTGTCACGAGGTACAAGGATGGCGTGTTGGTTTCGGATGGTGCCACCGTTTCAACTGGCCTCATCACGATTGTGTGGACAAGCGGTGGTTCGAATACTCTGCGAATTGGAATCAGTGCTTCGGGTACTACATTGTATCCAAGCGCAAGTGTGAGTATGACACTCCCGCGTTGCGTGATTGGATCACAAACGCAACCCACTTACTTTGAAAGTCCAGTTGCCAGCACCTACCATGCGCCCCGCTTTGACTACGACCCAACCACGCTGACTCCTCGCGGGTTGCTGATTGAGGGAAGCGGTGTCAACTATGTTCTTCAAAGCGGACTTAATCCGTTCGCATCTCCGACATGGCAAACTGCCGGAACCACACCTCCAACAGTTACTGCTGGATATACCGGGAACGGTTTTGCTCCAGACAATACTTCTAGGCCAACGAGAGTTCAATTTCCCGTAAATGGTGGAAGCGCAAGTCGAATAACTCAGGGGACTTCGTATGCAACACTTCCCACTACGGCTGCTCCATATACAGTTTCGGTATGGATGAAGAGCAACACTGCTGGAACAAACTACACAATTAACATTCTCGGAACTGATGGAACTGGTAGTGCTCCCACTGTTACTCCGACATGGCAGCGATTTACGCTGGTAAACACATCTGGAACTAGCCTTGTTGGACAGATTTATATTTCCAACAACTCCACTTCTATTGCTGCTGATGTACTAATTTGGGGCGCACAACTGGAAGCAGGCTCTGGCGCATCCTCGTACATCCCTACTGGCACAAGCACCGTGCAGCGAGCGGCTGATAGTTGCGTGATAAGCGGTACGAACTTCTCTTCGTGGTTCAACGCAACGCAAGGCACGCTGCTCACCACATGGAGCGGAACGGGAATCACGAGTGGTCGATATGCAACCATCAACGATGGGAGTGCAAGCAATCAGATTTGGGTGGGATACTCTGAATCGGCAATCTATAACGGGTCATTCCAAGCATCATTTGGAACCGCTGGAACAGCAAACGGAAAGGTCGCATTGGCATATGCAACCAATGATGCTGCTTGGTGTTTGAGTGGTGGAGCGGTTGCAACAGACACTGGCGTGACGCTCCCCACCGGGCTGAATCAGATTGCTCTTGGCAACAGCCAAGCGGGAACAGCTGCCATCAACACTTCGTTGAAGTTGATTAAGTATTTCCCATTAAGACTTCCAAACGCAACCCTTCAGAGCCTCAGCACATGACCGACTACTACCTACGCACCAATACCGAAGAGCAGATGGTCGAAGTGTTTGCAGCCATCGGCGTTGAAGTGTCCGGCATTGATGGTGAGTGCCACATCCTGGACGGGCAGCGCATTGACATCGGTTGGATCGGCCCCGTGACTCGCATTGTTGACGAAGAGCTGGTTACCGATGAACGGTTTCACGCTAACCTGCGGGTATCTGGAGAGCTGACTGCGGAACAGCTTGCTGCTCTACCAATTCTTGATCCACCCCCCTCCCATCCCATGAGGGTTTGGGCTTAAGTTTACTTTACGGCTACTTTTGGCTATGTAAACACCAAACCCAAGAGGCTGCCAATGGACGACTTCCTTCTGACTGCTATTCACAAGATCGGTGCCATCAAGGTCTCAGTCCTCAAGGGTCCCTTGGAGGACTTCGGGGAGTGGGACTCGGACTCTAACGAGATCCGCCTTAAGGCAGGCACCGGTACCCGCAGCGAGGGCCTCACGCACCTCCATGAGCTGATCCATGCGGTCACCGATACCTATGGCCTGGATCTCCCTGAGAGCACCGTGAGGCTTCTTGAGACAGCCATTGGGCTGTTCATCCAGGACAACAAGGCAGATGTACTAAAGTTGATCGAAAAGATCACTTCTGACTAGACACACGTTGGCAATGATGATATAATCATGTCGGTGTAACTCTCCACGGGCCGTCTTTGGGTAATTCCTAAGGCGGCCTTTTCACTTGGGGTCTCCAGGAACAAGACCCATCGTCTAACCTCAGGCCAAGCTTCGGCAGTCCGCTGGGTCACCACGGGCAGGTAAGAGCTTTCCCAAGAGCCGCCTGACAGGATGCCACAGGGTGGCGGTGTGGGATGAGCCCACTGGGTGTTCCTGGGGATGACCTTCGGACCTTTTGGTAAAAAAATCTGAAAGGCCATACGCTAACGTAGCCGGGCTGACTTCCCCCCTTGGGGGCTACCCCCGCTGCCCAGCCAGCCCCCGCCACCAGCGGCCACTAGGATGCCCCCAGATCGATCCGCAGGGGTCAGGTGGGGCCATGGGTGGGGGAAACTTCGGATCGATTGTGGGGCATTGTAGGCGGTCCGCTGTGGCTAGCCCTGTGGGGGCCGCCGGTCGTCGGTCTCTAGTTCCCCGTTTTTTTATCGGCACTAATGGACAGGGCCGTAGGGCCCTTGTGGGGATCACCTACGGCCCGTCCTGCTGCTGGCCCTGCTGGTCAATCGTCGTCGCAGCCCATCCATGTCTCCGGCATTGCCTGACACAGGGATGCCGCTACGTTCTCTTCCATCTCCTCCGCACCCATGCGGAACTCCTTGGAGTCACCAGCGGCCCCTTCGATGGCATCGTGCCATTCCTGCCAGTAGGCGTAGGCAAGGAACGACTTGGCGTGTCCCTCGTGAGTCGCTGCAGCACGCAGCAGGTAGTCAACGCTGGTCACCAGTGCGGCACTGGCATCATCCGGTGCAGGGTGCGTTTGGCTGAAACACTCC